GCCGATGTGGGCCGAGGCGGGAATGGTGACCAGCTTGACCTCCTGCACCAGCGATTTCAGCGCCAGCATGGCCCCGGTGGCATAGCCCAGGTAGACGGCGGGCTTGGTGTAATGCGTCAAATTACGTGGTCAGTAAAAGGGTGCCGCGGCGGAACGCGAAGGAAGGCGAAGGAACCCGCTCCTAAACGCGGCGGAAGGCGCATGGCAGGCGGCGGAATTTGGAGGAAGGCGGTATAAAGCGTCCGTCAAATTGTACGTCAGTAAGTGGCGGGAACGCCGATGGAAAGGCGCTTTTTTAACTGCGAAATTTTGGCACCGTCCTTCCTTATCGGCCAAACGTGCGTTTTGTTGACTCGGTTCAATCAAATTATCCGTCAGTTTTCATCAAATTCCTTGGGAGGCAAGAAAAGCTCTTCAGGACGGGTTTTGTTCCTTACTTCACACAAAAGTGCATACACTTTGATGAGAGTGAAGCATACGTTGAGTAAGGCATTTTTGAAACTGCGAAACTTTCAACACGATTTTTCCAAATATAGAGGGGGGCATTTCGCACTGCGAAAGCACCCCCCTTATACCCCATACGGGTATCGTATTTTGCCTTGGCAAAGGCAATATTCACCATTTTTTGTATAACGGTCGTCGTTTCGCAGCATCGCCCGCGCGGGGCTCCGTTTCTAATCCTCTTTCATCTGCTTTTAATCCGAAGCTAACCGGTTTATAGCAGAATGTTTGCTCCAACGCTCAAAAAATCTCCCCCCGCCTCAGGAGCGGGGGGAGCGGTACCGCCTCTCCAGCCAGAGGGCCTGGCGGGCTAGCTCAAAGAAGTCCTCCGGGTTCTCCGGTGGCTCCCGGTGCAGCCAGTGCCGGATGAGGGCGGAGAGCTGTCCGAGGGGCGGGGGCTCACGCTCCAGCTCCCTCAGACATTGGGCAAACCCAGGGCCTCCAGGATGCCGTTCGCGACGGCCAGGGCGGCGAGGGGCTTCTCCTCGGTGGCGGCGCGCCAGGCCTCGGGCTCCAGGGCGAGCTCCCGGGTGAACTCCAGAGAGGAACTGGCGGGGGCGGTTCGGGCCTTGGTCGTGTACCGGTCCACCTGGTGGATGTCCGGCCGCTTGAAGCCGAAGGTCTTTGCCTCAATCGTGAAGGTGTAGAAGGGCTTTTCCGCCATCTATGCCTCCTAGCCGTGCTCCACTCCGCCCAGGATGCTGAACTCCAGCTCCACGGTGATCTTCTCGGTGTCTTGCTCCATGCCGCCGAAGCTCCGCTTGGTGAAGAGGCACTCCTTGAGGGTGTCGGTGACGGTGGCCTCCTCCTTCTCGTAGGAGACCACCACGTCAAAGGGCTTCAGCTTCAGCACGTTCCCCTCCGGTGCCGCGGCCCGGAGGCGGTCGTACTCCTCCCGCAGGAGGGTGAGCTTCCCGGAGCCCTCGTAGTTACCCTTGGTGTAGCCCCGAGGGGTGCGCCCCTTGCCGAAGATGGGGTTCACCTTCTCGGAGTCCTCGTAGTCAATGGACAGGACGTCCGCCAGGGTCTGGCCGTTCACCTGGATGGTGATGTGCTCCCAGTCGTAGTAGCGGCCGTTGATGGGCATGCGTTACCTCCTCAGCCCGCCAGGAAGGGGTTTTCAAAGCCGATGTCCAGGACGATCTCCCGCAGGTACCCCAGGGGCACCACGCGCACCTGCAGTCGCAGGGTGCGGGAGGCCAGGATGTCTTGGCCCGGGGGGACCACCACCCGGCCCCGGGCGATCTCCCCGTTCGTCTGCATGACCCGGAGGGGGGTGTTGGCCCGGGCCACCAGGCTGGCCAGGGAGGCCTCCAGGGCGGTGGGGTCCACGTGCCACTGGACGAAGTCCAGGAGGCTCTGGCGCACCTGAGTGACGGCCTTGTCCATGACCCGGCGGTTTTGGACGATGAGGTAGTCGCTGGTGGGGGGTGCGGCCGTGCGGCCGTCCACCACAAACCAGCCGTCCCGTCCGATGAGCCGGTAGACGGTGGTGAAGCCCGCCTGGTCCAGAGCCAGGGCGTGGGCGTTGTTGAAGCGGCTTTGCTTCCCGTAGGGGGTGACGATGAAGGGGGCCACCTGGATCACGCCGGACAGGGGGCCCTGCTGCACCCAAGCCGGGGAGACGTGGACGGGGTTCCGGCTGATGCGGGCGCCGATGCGGGCGGCCAGGCTCTGCACGGTGAGCCTGCCCGTGAGGGTGTCCACCACCTCGGCCCAGGCAGCCACGATCATCACCCGCTTGGAGCTGAAGCTTGTCTTCTCCGCCAGGCGGGCGTTCACCCACGCGTCCACGTCCTGCCCCGGGGGCGTGGTTTCGGTGAGGAAGAAGATGTAGCGGAAGTTGTTCTCCGCCTCCAGGGCCAGGGCGTCCAGGGCGGCCCACATGGCCGCGTCCGTGGGCTGGGCCACCTGGATGTACTCGTAGAGAAGGTTGGAGCTCAGGGCCTCGCGGATGGCCGCCTGGACGGAGGAGACGCTCGCCCTGGGGGCGGTGGCGGTGAAGCGGTAGACCACCCCGGCCGTGTAGGTTCCGGCGGCGAAGTTGAGGGTGAGCCCCGTGCCCGGGAGGGGAACGGTGCTGGCGGTGGTGGTCTCCGGGCTGACCGTGTCCCCACCGTCCAGGCTGTAGGTGAAGGTGGCCGTGCCCACCGCCCCTCCTCGGACGATCTGGATCTCCACCTCGTAGGCGTCCAGGGGGGAGCCGGTCAGGGTGACGGCGGGGGAGGCGGGGTTTTCCGCCGCCGCGGAGACCGTTCCCGCGATGTCCCCCTGGGCCCGCACCGCGTAGACCTGCCCGCCCCCGTAGGCCAGCTGGTCGGCCACGGCCCGGGCCAGGGGGCCGGTGCCCAGGGCGGCGGGCACCTGGGCCAGGTCACTGAAGCCCATGACCTGGTTCACGGGCCCCTGGGAGGAAACCCCCACGACCACCCGCTGCCCGTCCCCGGCGGGGGGGACGAGGCCCAGGCCACCGTCTTGGATTTCCGGGTATACGCCGGGAAGCCTCGCCATGCTACTCCTCCTTCACGGTGGGCCCCCGGAGGAACTCCCGGAGGGCCCGCTCAAACTGGGCGCGCGAGACCTGCGCCCCCACGGCCCAGCCCATGCGCACCCGGAGGCCCGCCAGGGCCCAGGCGGGCACGCCCAGGGCCTCGGCGTGCTCCTCCACGGTGGCGGTGGGCGCGTCCTGCTTCACTTCCTGCTCCTTGCCCATCTAAACCTCCTTTTCTAGGCCGCCCTCCTCCACCACCACCTCCACGGGTACCCAGGGGGTGTCCTCGTAGAGGGCCACCTCCAGCGGCACCTCCAGGGCGAGGGCGTGCTCGGTCATGAGGGCCCCCTCCTCGTCCAGGTAGGAGAGGGCGATCTCGTTCAGCCGGGCGTGGGGGTCGTCCCCCACCCGGAAGGGGGTCTCCCACAGGTAGCGGAGGACCCCCACCAGGAGCCGGTCCAGCTCCTCTGGGCCGCGGGCGTAGAGCTCCAGGCGGACCCGGAGGCTCCCCCCGTAGAGGCGGCGGTGGGTGGTGTGGGCCGCCCCTCCCACCCGGCTCCCGTCCCTGCGCAGGCTCCCCCCCAGGGGGAGGAGGAGGGCGGCCGGGGCCACCCGGTAGACGTCCTCCCGCGTCTTCCCCGTGAGGACCCGGGCCGGGGGTAGGCCCGCCGTAAGGCAGGCGTTTCTGATGTAGTCGAACGCCTCGCGGATCACGGCCTCCTCAGCCACTCCCGGAGGAGGGCCTCTACTTCCTCCAAATCCTCCTCGGAGAAGCCCAGAAAGGGGCGGGCGGGGATGCGCACCTTCCGCCCCCGACCCGCGCGGCCCCCGAACTGGTGGATGCGGGCGTAGGCCACGTTGGTGCCCACATAGACCCTGGACCCCATCACCTTCCAGGCGATGGAGTTCCTGAGCCGCCCGGTGCGGATGAGGGCCTTGCGGAGGGCCATCCGCCTCCGGGCCCGGGCCGAGAAGCCTCCGCCCTTGAGCCGGTCTTTCGGCCCCACCTCGCCCATCAGCGTGGCCGGGCTCAGGGGGGGCCAGGGGCGGCCGTCGGGCCCCTTCTGCTCGTCAAAGCGGCGGATGGTGCGGGAGGCCGCCCCTTCGGCGACGGCCCGCGTGACCCGTTCGGGGACGCCGTTCGCCAGGGTGCGGAGGTGCGCCCCTAGCGATTCCCAGTCTCCTGTGAGCCGGACGCCCATTCAGAAGTCCTCCAGGCTCTTTCGGCTGAAAGTCCTCTCCCCGCGGATTTTCGCCCCGCCCTTAGGTTGGGCGGGCTGGCTCGTAGGGGGGAGGGGCAGGCTGGCTTTGCCCGTGGCCACGTCCCGCAGGAAGCTGACGGCGGCCCGGTAGCGCTCCACCACCGCCTCGTCCGGGCTTCCCGGGCGGATGCCCCGGCGCATCATCAGGCGGTAGACGGCGATGTCCACCGCTTTCGCCCTCAGGACCTCGGGGAGGGTGGGGAGGGGGAGGGCGTAGCGCTGGGCCAGGTAGCTCTCCACCTCCCCCCAGGCCTCCCGGAGGGCGGCTTGGGCTCGGGCCTCCCCATCCGGGGAGAGGGTCCCCGCCCCCTCTTCGTCCACCAGGTAGAGGAGGACGTCCTGGGGCAGGGCGTTTTTCAGGTCGTCCAGGGTGATCACGAGCCGGTGGAGCCGTAGGCGAGCTGCCAGAAGAGGTAGCCCGCCGCCTTCCGCTCCCGGAGGCCGTAGACGATCACGTCCCGGGCGAAGACCTCGTCGGAGGTCTCGGGGTCTTCCTTCTGGACCCACTCGGGACGACTCCGCCTCTGGAGGACGAAGGGGCGCAGGGCTTGGGCCCCGTCCAAGAGGAACCAGTAGGGCTCGGCCCCGCCCACCAGCCAGGGGGAGAGGAGGATCTCCGCCGCCTGGTAATCGGGGTTGGCCCCGCCCGCGGGGAGGGTCTGGACTCCCACGATCTCCAGGGCGGTGCTCTCCAGGGCGGGCCCCACCACCAGGTAAATGGGCTTGCGGTAGAAGAAGCCGAGGGGGGAGCCCTTCTCGTCCGTGAGGGAGCGCATCTGGGCCAGGGCGGCCCGGAAGTTCTCCCGGGTGAGGGGGACGGCCCCCCGATTGGAGACCGTCTGCTTCCCGATCTTGTGGTTGGTGGCGAAGAAGGCGAGGCCGTCGTAGGCCTTCCGGGTGAAGCCCTCTTTGAGAAGGGTGAAGATGAGCTGGTCGTCGTGCTCCGCCGCCTTCAGGCCCAGCTGGCGGAAGAGGGGGGCGTAGAGGCCGACCTGGTCGTCCTCCACGTCGTCCCGCTTCACGGCCACGGTCATCTCAAACTTCTCGTTCTCCAGGGCGTAGACCTGGGCGGTCAGGTTCTGCACCTGGCGCTCTCCCACCCAGGCGCGCACCTGGGGCAGGCTCTCCAGCCAGGCGTAGTAGTTGGCCCGCCCCTCGGAGGGCACCTCGGCGGCGATCCGAGACCAGAGGGGCTGGTAGCCCTCGCGGGCCTCAAAGGTGAGGGCCCGGAAGGAGCGGCTCAAGGCGTTCAGGTTCTCGCGGTTCAGGACCATCAGTACACCTCCACCCAGGCGTAGCCCCCTTCCAGCCGGAGGAGCTTGCCCGCCTTAGGCCGGCTGTTGGACGCGCTGGTCTTGGCCACGGTGTTGGGGCCGGAGAGGTAGACGTCCTTGAGGAGTTCGGTCTGTCCCGGGGCGTCGGCCGGGTCCGCCTCCAGGCGGAAGACTCCCCGCCGGACCTCCACCGTCTTGTCGCCGTTGGCCCCGCCCGTGTTGTCCACGTCGTGCTCGGCCCGCCCGGCGGCGATGGCGGACGAGCCCCCCGCGGGGGCCTCCTTCGCGTAGCCGCCGTGGACCACCACGATGGCCCCCTGGCGGATAGTCTGCCCCGCCGCCACAGGCAGGACCAGGACGTCCGCTCCGTACCAGCGCTCGGTGTCAAACCCCATCAGTCACCTCCGTATTTTCTCCACGCCTCGTCGGAGACCCCGAGCCGACGGCGGATCTCCTCCGCGGGGTCCCGCTCCAGGGCCCGCCGCTCGGCCCCCAGCTGCGGGAGCTCGGTGGGCACCAGGCGAGGCAGGCCCTCCAGGGCCTTCCGGGTCGCCTCCAGGTCGGCCCGGGCCTGCATGAGCCAGAACTCCCTCTGATGGGGCAGGACCCGGCCCTCCTCTAAGGCGGCCCGGACCAGGGCCTGCGCCTTCTCCTCCAGGGCCTCGGTCCGGAGCCGGGCGAGCTCCTGCCGGGCCTTCTCCAGCTCCTCCAGGGCGTCTTGAGCCGCGAGGAGCCGGAGGAGGGTCGCCTTGAGCTCCAGCGGCTGGGCGGGCATCCCGACCTCCAGGGCCACCCGCCCCACCTCGGCCTTCGTCTTCAGGTCCTCCAGGGCCTGGAAGACCTCCTCCTCGGTGGCCGTCTCCCCCAGGCCCAGCGTCCGCCTGAGTCTTTCCAGCATGTCCGCCTCCGCTTCAATCCGTTTCTGGAACCGGATCCCCGGGGTGTTCGTGAGGGCGAAGCTGTGGTACCCCAGGACCCGGTGGCGTCCCTGCTCGTCCGGGGTGGGCTCGTAGTAGAAGACCGGGGAGACGTAGGCGTACTCTCCCCTGGCCACCCGCTCCCGCCCCGTCTCCGACCACTCCACCACCCCGTAGACGAAGCCGTCGTCCCCCACCTCCACGTCCACCACGAAGCCCGCCGCCGGGGCCTCCTGGGCCGTCCCCTCCTGGACCTGCAGGGTCTGATGATGAAAATCCAGGACCCAGGGCACGCCCCGCCGCTGCAGGTCCTCGCGGGCCAGGCGCAGGCTCTCCTCGTCAAAGACGAAGAGGATGCCGTTTCCCACGAACTCCCCGTAGGGGTGAAGGGGGATGCGGCTAGGCGCGTCCTGCAAGGCCACGCGCAGCACGCCGGAAAAGGTCGGGGTGGAGGTACTGGTACTCCGGGGCGAGCCGGTCAAACTCGGCATAGGGCCTCCGTAGCGCTATCCCCCAGTAGGCGCGGTTCTCCAGCCGGGCCGTCTCCGGGGAGAGGGGCCAGCTAGGCTCCCGCCCCGGAGACGGCGGCTCCTTGAGCGCCTTCGCCTTTGCGAAAGGTCCCGTCCCGGTTGAAGACGGCCACAACCATGTCAATGGCCCAGCCCACCACCCCGTCGGGGATGAAGCTCGGCCAGAAGCCCAGGAAGGAGACCACCAGGTCCCGAACCTTTCGCACCGCCTCCTCCTTCTTCTGAATGCCCGGCTGGCCGTCCATCAGGTCTTCCACCACGAGAACGGCCAGGGCGGTGGCGGAGTACACCACCCGGATGAGTTTCAGCATCCTGCCTGCCTCCCAAAAAGGCCTTGCCCCCGGGTTTCCCCGGGGGCACTCTGGCACCTTAGCCCTAGTTTAGGGCCGCCTTTGGGCCTTGTCAATTGTAGTTCCTTGCGCGGCTCCAGAGCTGGGCCTCCCTGGGAGCATAGCTCACGTACACCACCACGCCCTGTATCCGGACCCGATTTCCACTCCTGATCACGATGGGCGGGACCTCGGGGTTCCAGCTTCGGAGGACCTGGTAGCCGTCAGTTTTTGGCTTGAACTCCTTCAGATAACCGACCCCGTTCTCTTCGTCCCACGCGACCACCAGGTCTCCGGGCTGAGCTTCCAGGCCGGGAGAGACCACCACGTAGGCCCCCGGGGGGATGGAATATGGGAGGCCCTCGCAGAACATGGAGTCCCCGTCCACCCGAAGGGCGTACAGGTGCTCCTGGAAGCGCCTCACCAGATCGGTGGGGACCTCCACGAACCCCATAAACCCTGCTTCGCTGTCCCCCCGTCCGGCGGAGACCACCCCCACCAGGGGGACCTGGGCCATGCTCACGGGCTCCGCCCCCATGCGCTCCAGAGGGGTAGGTTGAGCACCGGGGAGCTCTATTCCGGTCTCGCGGGCGAAGTCTGCCGGGGTCCATTTCAAGGCTCTAAGGATGCGGTCAAACGTACTAGGCTCCTTGTAGAGGAAATAACGTACACTCCTTTCAACATCTGGTAGAAAGCGTGCTGCTGCCCACCCCGGGCTCTTCCCTACGAGCTGAGAAAACCTCGCCTGGCTTATCCCCAACTGTCTCAACCGTTTCCGAATGGCCTGTGCTGGGTTGCCCGTCATAAATACCTCCGGTATTCACCTTCTCAGTCTAATAACTACCGGAGGTATTGACTTTCCGAGAGTTATACACTACTAGTAGTAGTTGATGAGCATAGGCGCACGAGTGAGAGAGCTCAGAACTAAGCTTGGGATTTCCCAGTACGAGCTCGCCAGGCGCGCTGGCGTAAGCCAGGGATTCGTCCATTTAGTGGAGCGAGGCTGGAGAATGCCAAGAATCCACACGCTAGTTTGCCTGGCTAAAGCCCTCGAGGTGCCCGTTGAGCAGCTACTGTCTGTAGTGGAAGAGGGGGACGACGATGCCGTGGCTTCCCATTGACGAAGCCGCGTCCCGAATGGGCGTTTCCCGGCGAACGCTGGAGCTCCGCATCCGGGACGGTCTCCTCCGGGCCGAGCGCCGCAGAGAGGGGCGGGGATGGCGGACCTACGTCGTCGTCGAGGACGAGACCCCTCGTTCTCACCGCCTGGAGGGGGTTCTGGCCCTCAGGCAGGAGTGGGACTCCCTCCCCAGGGGTGCGCGCTGGGATTTGGTCCGCTCCGCCGCGCAGGAACACGGGATCTCGGAGAGCTATGTCCTCCGCCTCCTTAAGCGGGGCCTGCCCTCACGCCCCCGCCGGGACAAGGGCCTCTTCCGCGTCCCCGCCGAGTTTCGGCGGGTTCTCCTGGGCCTCCGGCTGGAGCATCCCCGGGCCTCGGTTCAGAGGCTCCTCCGCATCATAGAGTTCAACGACCCCGGGCTCCTCACGTGGCGTGGGCGGCAGATCAGCGAGGCCACCGCCCGCCGGGTCCTGCGGTGGGCGGAGGAGATGCCCGCCTTCCGCTACGCCCTCCTCACCGAGGAGGGCCGGAAGGAGTTCCAGCGCACGTGGCACGGCCACGTCCTGGCGGAGTACCCCAACCAGATCTGGATGGTGGACATGACCCGGTGCGACACCTTCGTCTACGTGCCCGAGGAGGACCGGGCAGTCCGGTTGCGCATCCACGTGGCCGTGGACGTGTTCTCGGGGGCGGCCCCCGGGGTGGTCTTCTCCCGGGAGGAGGGGCAGACCCCCACCAGCCAGCTCCTCATCCTCGCCCTGCAGCCGAAGGAGGCCCTCGTGCCGGGGTGGGAGGTTTGGGGCCGACCCGAGCGCATCTACTGGGACAACGGCAAGGTGTACCGGAGCGAGCTGACCGAGGAGATCGCGGCCCGGCTGGGGATTGAGCTGGTCTACTCCCGGCCCCGGGTCTCCCACACGCGGGGCAAGGTGGAGCGGCTTTTCGGCCTCTTCCACCAGGAGTTTGAACGCCTCCTGCCGGGGTACGCCGGGCAGGACGCCACCGAGCGGGACTCCGCCGAGCTCCGCCGCCTCATGGAGAACACCCGCCGCTGGCTCCAGGCCGGGGCACCCCCTGAGCGGGACCCCTACCCGAAACGCCTTTTGCTTGAGGAGGAGTACAAGAAGCTCGCCCTCGCCTGGTTCGTGCGGGACTGGCACGAGAAGCCCCTAGACGGTATGAGCCGCTTGGGCCTGTTCAAAGCCTTCGTGCCCCCCGCGACTCAGGTGCGCTACGACCTGGGGGACCTGTACCTCCTCACCGCCGTCCGGTCGCGCCGCCAGGTGCGGGCGAACGGGGCGGTCCACTACAAGGGCCGGGCTTACGTCCTGGAGGGGGGCTCCCTCATCCCCTGGCAGGGGAGGCCGGTGTGGGTCCTGGAGGTCACCGTCCTGCCCGGGCAGCCTCTGCGGGCGGCCCTGGAACGGCCGGACGGGACGCTGGAGGTGCTCGGCAACCTGGTGCCCGAGCCCGCCTCCGCCGCCAGCCTGGAGGCCCAGGCCCAGCGGGCCCTGGACCGGGAGGCCCTGCAGCGCGTGCGGGAGGAGGCCGAGGCCCTGCGGGCGGAGCTGGAGGTGCCCGCCATGCGCCTGGAGGCCGTACTGGAGCGACTCTCCGGCCTCAGCCCCCTCAGGAGGGAGCGGGCCGTTTCGGTTCCCGTTCCCAAGCCCTCCGAGGAGGAAATCCGGCGGGCGGTGGCCGAGCTGGACTCCGAGGAGGAGCTGATTCTGGACCCCATCGCCTTGGGGGACGAGTTCCTGCGTGCGCAGGGCCTCCTGGGCGATTGAGGAGGTGGAACCGTGAGTGAACGGAAGAGCAAGGACGTAGACCTCAACCGGCTCATCGACGAGGCCCTCGGCCCCGGGCTGGTGGAGGCCGAGCAGGCGGACTTCGCCCCCACGGAGGGGGCCAGGGCCCTGATCGGCCACATCCAGTTCGCCGCCCGCAACCAGTTCCCCTTCGCCCTGGTGGTGGGGCCGGCCGGGGTGGGCAAGACCTTCGTCTGCCAGTACTGGGCGCGGCAGAACGGGGCCCCCTGGCTCCGGGCCAAGCCGGACTGGTCGCCGAAGGCCCTCTTGGAGGAGCTGGCCCAGCGCCTGCGCCTCACGCAGCTCAAGACCTACATGCCCCTCCTGAACATGGTCCGTGACGCCCTCCTGATGGCCCCTCGGGTCGTCTTCGTGGACGAGGCGCAGCTGTGCCACCGGGGCGTGCTGGAGGTCCTGAAGTTCCTGGCGGACGAGACGGGGAGCAGCTTCGTCCTCATCACCAGCGAGGAGTTCGCCCCCCTGATCCGGGCCCACCGGGACATTGAGAGCCGGATCGGGACCGTGGCGCAGGCGGGGCCCATCTCGCAGGAGGAGACGCTCCAGCTCTACTCCAGCACCGGCTACTCCAAGGAGGTCCTCCAGGAGGTGCACGCCCTCACCGGGGGGATCCTGCGGGACGTGGTCCGCTTGCTGCGCATCATGGACGGGGTCGCGGAGCAAAACGGCATCTCCAAGAGCGAATTCAAAACGGGGCACGTGCGCCGGGTGGCGGCGCGCCTGAACCTGGCGGGAGGAGCGCGGTGAAGCGCCACTTCTTCCAGTACGAGGGGGCCAAGATCCCCATACGCCGCGAGGAGGCCACCGAGTTCTACGAGGTGGACGCCGAAGGGAATCTGGTAAGCCCCCGGCCCGTGGCCATGCTCCTGGGCGACGGCTCGTGGGCGGTGGAGGGGCGGGAGTTCTGCCTGAACCGCCTCGGGCGCCGGATCGCCTACCGGGTGGTCCAGGTGGAGTACGAGCTGGAGATGCACCAGCCCCGGGCCCTCTACGCCCAGCTCCGCCGCCGGGTGCTCGTCACCCGGGTGCCCGACTGGGAGGAGGTTGAGCGGCAGTTCAAGGAGGAAAGGCATGGAGAAGGAACTTGAGTGGCGTTTGGACACCGCCCGGCTGGTGAGCCGCCTGCTGGAGCTCCCCGGCCGCATCGGGGAGGTCTCCCGGCAGCTCGTGGCCCTCAGGGCCGAGCGGCGGGCCCTGGAGCGGCGGGAGCGGGAGGCCAAGGCCCGGGCCCTCCTGGGGGCCCAGGGCAAGGGCACCGCCGCCGAGCGGGAGGCGCAGGCCCTCCTCGCCCTGGCCCAGGAGGAGGAGTACCGCCAGATCCAGGTGCGCTTGGATCAGGTCTCCGCCGCCGTAGACCGCCTGCAGGCGGAGAAGGAGGCGCTTGAGCACGAGCGGAAGGCAACCTATGGGGCCATCGTGGCCCGGCACACGGAGGCGTTGGAGGCGGCCTTGGCCGCGCGGCTGGTCACCCCTCACGGGCTGCCGCGCGAGAAGAAGGGCAACTGAGGGAGGTAGGTATGCGTAAGGAGGTAGGTATGCGTAAGAAGGAAATCAAGCCGGACATGGACCTGGAGAAGGTGGTGGAGGAGCTGGAGGCGGAGCTTCCCCGGAGCTCCCGGGTGGCGTACTACCTGTACGACCTCGCCCGGGATGTGACGCGCTTCGCCAACGAGGTGATGGAGCTCCGCGAGGTGGAGGCCTTGGAACTGGCCCGGCTGGTGCGGCGGGCCCTGGCCGCCTACATGGCGGTCCACGCGGAGACGGAGGCGGGGGCGCGGGAGATCCTGGCCAACCCCCACCGGCTCAAGGGGGAGGTGTGCCCGTGAGCCTCCTGGACCGCATCCGGGCCCTGCGCCTCTCCCCGGGGGAGCTCCGGCGGCGGGCCCTGGTGGCGGAGGGGCTCGGCCACCCCTTCCTGGCCCTCCTCTACCGGGAGGAGGCCGAGGCCCAGGAGGTGGCGGCCCGCGTCCCGTGCGGCTTCTGCGGGGGGCGGTCCTGCTTGGACGACATCGCTTGCCCGTACTGCCATCCAGGGGGCATGCATGCGGCCTGAGGACGCCATCCGCATGACCCGGGCCAACCCGGGGAGGAGCGTCCTTCTGGACATCCTGGACAGCCGGGGGATGCGGCACCGGGTACGCCTCCGTTGGGAGGAGGGTGGGGTGCGGTTCTACATCCCCGCCTGGCGACACTGGGAGCGCCCCATGAGCGAGCCCCAGGCCCTGGAGGTGATGGAGCTGTGGCGGCTCCTCGGGGCGAGGGTGGAGGAGGTGGAGAATGTCTAGGCCGATCCCCATCGCCGAGGCCGAGCTCCGCCTGGCGGCCGATCTGCTCCTCCGCCGGGGGTCCTGGGGGGTGGGCCGGGAGGAGTTCCACCGTCACTTCGGCGGCGACCGGCGGGGGCGGGCGGTCATGGCCGAGCTGAGGAAGCGGGGGATCCTCCCGGTGGTGGTGGCCGAGTCCCCCGCCGGAGACGAGGTGTACCGGATCGCGGGGGAGGAAGAGGAGCTCCAGGGGTTTCGCCAGAGCCTCCTCTCCCGCATCCGCGAGCTCCAGGAGGCCGTACAGGGCCTGGAGCGGGCCTGGGCCCACTGGAGCCGCCACAAGACCCCCCGCTTCGCCCAGGAGCTCCTTTGGGAGGCGAGGCATGAGGGAGGAAGACCATGAGTTCCTGGCCCTCCTGGAGCGGTTCTTCCCCTACCCCAAGAGGGTGGGGGAGCTGGAGCTCCGGGCTTTTCTGGACGAAAACGGCCGCTGGACGCTGGCCCTCCTCCGGGGGGAGGTTCTCCTCCACCTGGACTGGGGGTACGACCTGGGGGAGGTAGAGGCGCGGGTATGGACGTTCTTAAGCTCTTCCTGATCTACGTTCTCTCGGCCCAGGTGGGGGTCCTCTGCCTGGTCCTCTACCTGGGCCTCTTTCGCCGGGAGCCCCTGCCTGAGGGAAGCTCGGTGGGGGTCCTCATCCTGGGGGTCCTCGTCCTGGGGGTCCTCCTCTTGGGGGTCCTCCTGGCCGCCTTGGGTTGGGTGTGGTAGCCGGGGGGTAGAAGTATGCGGGCGACGATGGTAGCGCTTCTCCTTATGGCCTATCTCAGCACCCTGGCGGTGAGCGCCGGGCACCTGGCCCGGTGGTACGCCCTCTCCCTGGGGGACCTCCCCCCGTGGCTCGCCTGGGGACTGGCGGGGAGCCTGGAGTTCACCGCCTTTCTCCTCTCCCTCCTCTCCAACAGCCTCCTCCGGGGGTCGGCCTGGGCCGCGGGCGGGGCGGTGGGGGCCCTGGGGCTGGTGTGGCTGGGCAACGCCCTCTCCATGCAGCGGGCCGCCCCCGGCCTGCCCCTGTGGGAGGTCCTGGCGGGGAGCCTCTTCGTCCCGGTAGGGACCTATGTGGCGGGTAAGGTGGTGGGGGAGCTCCTGCGGGCGCCCCGGGAGGAGCGGGTGGTACACGAGCCAGACCGGGTGGTACACGGGGTGGATCTCCCCGCCCCTGAGCGGGTCCTGGATCTAAAGGTGGGGTGCCGGGGAGGAGAGCTGGTCCACGTCCTGAACCTCCGGGGGCCGGTGGGTCTGAACGCCCTGACCCGGGAGCTAGGCTGGCCCAAGACCTCGACCTACCGGTGGCTGAAGCGTTTGGAGGCCCAGGGCCTGGTCCGGCGGACCGGGGACGGGTGGGAGGTGGTCCGGGGTGCCTGAACCCCTCCTGGTGTGGCGGGCCAACTGGGTGGCCCTGGCCCTGTGGCGGGTGGCCCAAGGGGAGGCGAACTGGGTGCCGGTCCACACCGGGGAGGGCCGGGGGGGGTGGGGGGTCCGGAGCCAGGGCCGGACCGACTGCCCCGCCTTCCTCCCGGTCCGGGTGCCGGACCTCCCCGGGGCCGGGATAGCGGCCCACGACCTCCGGCTCTGGCGCGACCAGTACCGGACCTTCATCCGGGGGTGTTCCCTCGGGGAGCGGATGGCCCTGGAGGCTTACCTGGGCCGGGGCCGGGCCTCCCGGCTCGCGTACTGGCACGCCCCTTCGGGCCAGTTCCGCCTCAACTTCCCCGAGGACGTGGTGGGGGTCTTCGTGCGGCTGGCCGCCCTGGCCGAGTCCCTTGCCAGGACCCAGGAAAACCCTTAGAATTGGGCTAAGGTGCGGGAGTGCCCCCGGGGAGACCCGGGGGCTTCGGTTTGGATGTGGACGAGAAGGTCCTCCGCGAAATCCTGGAGGGGGTGCTGGACGAGCTCGCCCACCTGGGCGCGCCCGAGGAGCGCCTCCGCCCCCTGCGGGAGCGGCTTTTGGCCCTGAGGGTGGTGGCCCTGATGCGGGAGAGGCGGGAAGCCCCCGTCTACACCAGGCCGGTCTTTTGGACGGCCCTGGCCCTCCTCTTGGCCCTCTTCGGGGCTCTGATGGGCCTCCCCGTCCACAAGCTCTTCCCCTAGGGGGTGTATGTTCAGGCGCGGCGATCCTGTGAAGCAGAAGCTCCTCCGGGGCGCGGTGATGCGGGCCCTCTACGTGGCCGTGATGGCCTCGGAGAGCCCCATCCACGCGGAGGACCCCATGACCCTGCCCCGGGGGGTCCTGGCCCGGGTCCTGGAGCTCCAGGGCCTCCTTCCCGCCAGAAGCGAGCTGAACGCCGTGGTCCGCTACCTGGCGGAGAAAGGCTATCTGGAGGCCGCCTGGGACGACGAGGGGGAGTTCATCCGGGTGCGGCTCACCACCCGGGGCATTGACCTGGTGGAGGGCACCCTCCGGGACGACGGGGTCCTCCTCCCGAGGGGCTGATGGAGCTGAGGGACGAGCTCCGGGCCCTGGAGGTGGCCGTGCGTCGCCTCCACGAGGAGCTCCTCGCCGAAATCCGCGGCCTTAGGGAGGAGCAAATGCGGAGGGAGCGGGGCCGCCTCCTGGAGCGGACCCTCCTCTTCCTGGCCCTCCTGGTGGGGCTCGTGGGGTGGTGGCGGCCGTGAAGTGGCACTACCCCCGGAACCGGCTCTGCAAGGTCTGCTCCCTCCCGGACGACCTCCGGGACCGGGTGGACGACATGCTCCTGGGGGAGGAGACCGAGGCGGACGGGAGGCCCTACAGCCACGCGGGCATCGCCCTGTGGCTCAAGGAGCAGGGCTATGAGGTCTCGGAGTCCAGCGTCCGCCGCCACGCCCGGCACCTGGCCCCCGCCCTGGAGCAGGTCCTGCGCATGGAGCGGATGGTGGAGGCGGTGGAGCGGGCCACGGGCAAGCGTCTCTCCTACGCGGCCGCCCTCGCCAACATCGTGGTGCACAAGACGCTCCATCTTCTGGAGGAGGCGGAGCTCACCCCGGAGAGCGTGGACCTGGAGAAGATGCTCCGCCTGGGCCTCCGGGCCGCGGAGGTGGCGTTGGCGGTGGAGCGGACAGACCGCTCGGTGCGGGAGGAGGCGGCCCGGAAGGTGGAGGAGCGCCTCCAGGGGAGCGTGCCCCCCGAAATCCTGGAGGCGGTGAAGCGGGAGATCTATGGCCTCTAGCGTGCTCCTTCCCTACCAGAAGCGCTGGCTTGAAGACCGGAGCCGATTTAAAATCGGTCTCTGGGCTCGTCAGACAGGGAAATCTTTCGCCCTCACCCTGGAAGCGGTCCTGGACGCGGCGGAGCGGCCCGGGTCCACCTGGGTGATGCTCTCCGCCGGCGAGCGGCAGTCGCGGGAGCTCGCCGAGAAGGCCCGGCTGCACCTGGAGGCCCTCCGCATGGCTTTTGAGGCGGTGGAGGAGCGTTTCTACGACGACCGGGACGTGACGCAGCTCCAGGTGCGCCTCCTGAACGGAAGCCGCCTCATCTTCCTGCCCGCCAATCCCCGCACCGTCCGGGGCTACACCGGGAACGTGGTCCTGGACGAGTTCGCCTTCCACCAGGACTCCGAGGCCATCTGGGCGGCCATGTTCCCCGTCATCACCAGGCGGCCCGACCTGAAGATCCGCGTGATGAGCACGCCGGCGGGCCCCCGGGGGAAGTTCTACGAGCTCTGGGAGAAGGGGGGCGAGGCCTGGAGCCGCCACCGGGTCACCCTCTACGACGCGGTGGCCGAGGGGCTTCCCATAGACCCCGAGGAGCTGCGGCGGGGCCTGGCGGACGACTGGGTCTGGCAGCAGGAGTACCTGTGCGAGTTCGTCTCCGAGGAGGAGGCCTTCCTGCCCTGGAGCCTGATCCTGGAGAACGAGGCCCGGGAGGACCCCCGGGGGGACTGGGACCCGGAGCGGGCCTTCTTGGGGGTGGACGTGGGCCGCCACCGGGACCTCACCGTCTTCGCCGTTTTGGAGCGGGTGGGGGACGTGTACCACGTGCGCCTCTTGGAAGCCCTGCGCCAGGCCCCCTTCCAGCTCCAGGAGGCCCGGCTCCACGCCCTCCTTCCCCGGGTGCGGCGGGCCTGCGTGGACGCCACGGGCTTGGGGGAGATGCTGGCCGAGAACGCCCGGCGCGCCTTCGGTTTCCGGGTGGAGCCGGTGAAGTTCACCCCCCTGACGAAGGCCGAGCTGGCCCAGCGCCTGCGCCTCGCCTTTGAGGACCGGCGCTTCCGGCTGCCTCCCCAGGACGCGGCCTTGCGGGAGGACCTGCACGCCGTGCGCAGGATCGTCACCCCCAGCGGGAACGTCCGCTACGACGCGGAGCGCTCCGAGCGGGGGCACAGCGACCGGTTCTGGGCCCTGGCCCTGGCCCTCCACGCGGCCGAGGACCGGCGGGGGCCGGTGGAGTACCGGAGCGTGGTCCGCCGGGCCTTCGCCCTTTGGAAAGGAGCCTTCTGATGCCCATCCTGGACGCCTACGGCCGGCCCATCCCCAAGGAGCCTCCCGCCTCCGTGCGGGGGCGGCTGCCCCTGGAAGCCCCCTTCCGGGCCTACCCGGGCCGGGGGCTCACCCCCGAGCGCCTCGCCCGCATCCTGCGCCTGGCGGACGAGGGCGACCTCTCCCTGCAGGCCAGCCTTTTCCAGGAGATGGAGGAGCGGGACGCCCTCCTCATGAGCCTCCTCCAGACCCGGAAGCTGGCCGTGGTGGGGCTGGACTGGAGGCTAGAGCCCGCCGAAACGGGCCGGGACGGAAAGCGGGCCCTGAAGGTGGTGGAGGAGGTCTTCTGGGATTTGCCCCTGGAGGATTTGATGACCGACCTCTTGAGCGCCATCCCCCAGGGGGTCTCGGTGGTGGCCGTGGCCTGGGCCTGGGACGGCGCCCTGTGGCGGCCCCACCGCTTCCGCTGGGTCCACCCCGCCTCCTTGGCCTACGACGAGGAGGAGGACCGCTTCCCCCTGCTCACGCCCGAAGGGGAGGCCGCCCCCTGGCCCTACGGGGGGGCGGTGGAGCACCGCTACCGGGCCCGCTCCGGCCTGCCCACCCGGGCGGGGCTGATGCGGAGCCTGGCCTGGCTTTACCTGTTCAAGCACTACGCCCTCAAGGACTGGGTGGTCTTCGCCGAGGTCTACGGCCAGCCCTACCGGATCGGCAAGTACGACCCCGCCGCCGGGGAGGAGGAGCGGCGGCGCCTGGAGGAGGCGGTGCGCTCCCTGGGGGCGGACGCGGCCGGGGTCATCTCCAAGGACACCGAGATTGAAATCCTGGAGGCCGCGAAGGGCCAGGGCCCCCAGGTCTACGAGAACCTGATCCGCCTGTGCAACCGGGAGATGGCCCAGGCCGTCCTTGGCCAGACCCTGAGCTCCTCCGAGGGGGAGGGGGGGAGCTACGCCCTGGCCAAGGTGCACGAGCGGGTGCGCATAGACCTCCTCCGCGCCGACGCCCGCGCCCTGGCCCGGACCCTAAGGGAGGGGCTCATCAAGCCCATCGTGGCCTTCAACCTGGGGCCGGAGTACCTCCCCCTCGCCCCCTACGTGGTGCCCGAGGTGGAGGAGGAGAAGGATTTGGAAAGCCGGGCCCGGGTCCTCCAGACCCTGCAGGCGATGGGCCTGGCCCTCCCCGAGGACTGGCTGCGGGAGGAGTTCGGGGTGCCGTCCCCGGAGGGGCGCCCCCTCCTGGCCCCCCAGGAGCGGAGGACGCGGGGCCTGGTGGCGGGCCAGGCCTTCGTGGACGGCCTGGCCGACCGGCTCGCGGAGTCCGCCCCCGCTCCCGGGCTTTCCGAAATCCTCCGGGCCATAGAGGGGGCGGCGGACTACGAGGACCTACGCCGCCGCCTCCTCGCCGCCTTCCCCGGGATCCCCTTCGCCGAGCTCGCCGAGCTTTTGGACGCGGCCCTCGTCCTCTCCGAGCTCGCGGGCCGCCTCGCCCTGCGCCAGGACAGTGGCCTGGACCGTTGAGCCCGACCCCCTCCACCCGGAGGAGGCCCTCGCCTGGTTCCGGCGGAGGCTCCCCCTCCCGGACCCCGAGTTCCGCGCCCTGCGGGAGGAGGCCCGGCGGCGGGCCTTCTGGGTGGCGGGCCTCGCCGCGCTGGACCTGGTCCAGGAGGTGATGGACGCCCTGGAGGAGGCCCTGGCCCAGGGGGAGCCTTTCCCGGAGTTCCAGGCCCACCTCTCCGCGCAGGTGCGCGAAGCCTGGGGGGAGGGAAGCCGGTGGCGACTCCAAACGGTCTTCCGGACCAACCTCCAGCTCGCCTACGGGGCGGGCCGGTGGAAGGCCGCCCAGGAGGTCCGGGACCTGCGGCCCTACTGGGGCCTGCAGGTGGTCCTGGACGGCCGCACCTCCCACATCTGCGCCCCCCTGGCGGGCGTCGTCCTCCCCGCCGACCACCCCTTTTGGCGCAACCACATCCCGCCCCTCCACTTCGGGTGCCGCACCGCCCTGGTCACCTACACCCGGGAGGAGGGGGAGCGCCTCGTGAGGGAGCCCCCGCCCCACGCGCCCCAGCCCGGCTTCGGAAGGCCGCCCACGGAGGACGAGTGGAGCCCCAACCCCACCGACTACCACCCGGAGCTCTGGAGGGCCTACGTGCAGGCCCTGGGAGCCTACGCGGGGGCGGTGGACCGGCTGCGGGGCCTGGCGGAGGGGCGGCTTGGGCCCGACCCCCGGGACGCCCTGTTCGCGGCGGGGGTGATGAGCCGGGCGCCCTTTAGCCGGAAGGCCGTCCGGCCCAAACCGGAGGAAAGGGAAGCTTTCGGCGACGAAAAGCGGCCTTCTTTGGAGCTCCACCTCCTACGCCGTCTCGCAGATGGGCAGCTGGCCCCCGGTATCTCCCCGGAGGACTACGAGCGCATCTGCCAGGAGGCGGCCCTGAACCGGGAGGCGGCCCTTCTGGCCTACAGCCGGGCCCAGGGTCCCGTTCTCGCCGCCCTGGTCCGGTCGGATTGGGTCGTGCCGGAGAGGCTCCGCGGCCCCGAGTTGTCCTCCCACCCCTACTTTCTCGTGGTATACTCCTTCCACAGCGGCACCCTGGCCACGGGCTACGCGGCGAGCGCCTTGTCTGAGCTGGACGTGCCGTGGAGGAGGGTTGTATGGCTGAGGAAACCTTCCTGGGTCGCCTGACCCCCCTGAAAATGGCCTACGCGCGGTGGTCCGGTTTCCCAGAGATGCTCATGCATCCCGAGGAGTACGACCCCGACGAGGTTCTCGCGGAGATCGAAGAGTTCTCCCTCATCCTTAACCACCTTTCCCGGGGCTACGCCGAGGACCCCGAGCGGGCTTGGGCTTTGGCCCGGGAGATCTACGCCCACCGGGACCTCCTGGCGCGTGAGTACATTGACCTGGGCGATTGGGAGTCCTTTGTCCGGAACCGGCTGAAGTTCCCCGCTGAGTCCGAACCCCCCTCGGAAAACCCCCCTACGACCGGCTGAGAGGCCCGGAAAAGGCCGCCTTTGGCCTGCCCCCTACCCTCTCTATCCCCCTGCCACTCCCCCCGCCCCAAAAAGGCTCTCAGCCCGAAACTCGCCGCCCCATGTCGCAGAAAAAACCCGCTCCGGGAGGGCGTTCTCCTGGGTTTCTGACCAGGAATTTGAAGCACGCCGGCGGTCTAGAC